ACACATTTGCTATCACCAAAGAAGTTCGGACTTTGTTACTCACTTTGGTAATGATGTATACCTTGCATGGAGACTAATGGAATATGTAGCTAAAGAGGTAGGAGTAAAACCAGGTTATCTATATCATACTATTGATTCTCTTCATTCTTATAAGAAAGATTGGACAGCATTAGCTTCTAATCTGGAAGACTTACAAGAGAAATACTAATAATGAGGGATGTATCTACTACTGGTGGGTATGTCCCTTTTTCTATTTTTAAAATATGGAGACACGGTATACAATAATAAAAAACAAAAGAGAGTTAAAGAAACTCATTGCCTGTTGTAAATCAACTGGTTATGCTTGCTGTGATTATGAAACAAATGCAGAACCTATATATAATAAGGGTTTTAAGCCAACTATACTCTCAGTATCCTGGATGCCAGGGTTTGGTGCTTCCATTCCTTTAGACCATTTCGAAACAAAAGCTTATACTTCACCCGGTTGGAATTGGAAAAAGATGCTAAGGAAATTTGGGGAAGAGGTAATTGAGAATTATGACATTGTAAAGGTTGCATGGAACTGGAAATTTGATGACCAGATAAACCAGAAATATCAAATATTCTATAGGGGTACTTGTTTAGATGGTATGCTTGCAAAATATGTTCTTAATGAGGAAAAACCCCATGACCTAAAATCAATGGTAAGAAGGTATTTGCCTGAGTATGGTAATTATGAGAAACAAGATGCTTTTGATAAGATACCTTGGGATAAAAAAGAATTAGACCCACTTTGCCATTATGGATGTCAAGATACGGATTATACACTTAGGTTAATGATATTCTTTGAGAAGAAGTTGGTGGATTTAGGTATGTATTCGGTATTCCGTAATTTATTCATGTGTAATTCACGAGTACTTACTTCGGTAGAAAAGGAAGGTTTATATCTAGATACTGAGTTCAATAAAAAGCTTTTGGAAGAATATAAACCAAAAATAGATGCTGCTAGAGACGCAATATACGCTTTGCCAAGAGTAAAGAAATTCGAAAAGAAGTATAACCAAGAAAAGATTGATAAGTATATCCAATCTATCGAATCAGAACTTGAAGAGTTAGATTATAATGACCCAAAGGATAAACGTAAGATTGCATCAAGGGAACAGAAAATTTCAAATATCAAGGCAGGTATATTCACAACTAAAAAGGAACAAGAATTAATAAGACCCATTAATTTGGGTAGTCCAGTTGATTTACCTGCATTGATGTATTCGGATGATGGTTTTCATTTTGATGTGATTAAGGATAATGAATCTGGTAAACCAAGTACTGATGAAGAAACTCTTACTAACCTTAGGTTAACGATTAAAAAGCCAGATTCACCAAAGGCAATATTCCTTGATAAGCTTCTTGAATTACGAGGGTTAGAGAAAATGTATAAGACCTATATTTATGGATGGTGGGAAAAGGTACAAGATGATTCTAGATTACACGGTAGGTATAATATACATGGTACAGACTCTAATCGGTTTAGTTCTGCAGACCCAAATATGCAGCAGATACCAAAGACATCGGTAGACCCCAATATCAAGAAACAATTAGTTGCTCCTCCGGGATATTTATATATGGCATTTGACTACTCACAGGCAGAGTTAAGAATGATGGCTCATCTATCGGGTGATGAAACATATCTTGATGCTTTTGCAAAGGGGGCTGACCCTCACTTGGGTATAGCAGCAGCAAAATATGGAGTATCAATTGAGGAAGCCTCTAAAATATACGAAGATGAAAATCATCCTGACCATAAATTATGGAAGACTAGAAGAAAACAAGCTAAGCAAATTGCATTCGGTTTGATTTATGGTATTGGAGAAGCTTTACTTGCAGTAAAATTATCCGACCCAAAAGCTGGTATTATAGTTACTAAAGAAGAAGCCCATAAAGAAATGGCGGAGTTCTTTGAGAAACACCCAAAGATACTTAAGTTCAAAGAGAAGCAAGAGAAATTTCTTCGTAAGCATGGGTATTATACCCAGTTATTTGGTACTAAGAGAAGATTACCCCAGATATACTCAAACGACAAACAAGAAGTTGCTTATGCTATTCGTTTGGGACTTAACTTCCCATGTCAAGGTGCTGCAGCAAATATGACCAACTTCGGAGCTATTCTTGTTTATTGGTTAATGAGACAAGGTAAATTACCACGTATGCTTGAAGTAGCAACTGTTCATGATGCAGCCTATTTTTACTCAAAGCCTGAATATATTAATACTTGGACTGTTTTTAAAATATGGGATATATTGAGAAACCCTAGTACTAAGAAATATTTTGGTTTTCAAGTGGATGATGTAGATATGTCAATGGACTTCTCTATTGGTAGGTCAATGGCAGAAGAATTACCTTTTATTCCTGGGTATGATTATAGAAAGATGCTTCAACCAGATTTCTCAGTAGAGGAGTATATGGAAGAACATAAGAAGTATAAGAATGTAATCATTAAGGATTATCCTAAATTGTTTAGTAAAGAGATAAAGCAGTATGAGGAAGATTTTAAAGGGAAACTTAGATTGCATTGGTTGCCCTAATTACCATGTTACCAAGAATGGTAAGGTATATTCTAATTATAAGGGTAAAGGTTGGGTAAAATTATCCCTTAATCGAATTAAAAATAACGGATATGTTATAGTTTCTATTAGGGATACGAATGGATATAGGTACACTTATAACATTCATCAATTAGTAGCATTAGTATATGTACCAAACCCAAATAATCATAAGTATGTATGTCATAAGGATAATATAAGAACTCATAATCATTATAAGAACTTATATTGGGGTACTGCTAAGGAAAATACTCAACAATGTATTAGAGATGGTAGGTTTAAATTTTCAGATACAAAGTTAAGTAGACCCGATATACTTCAATTACTTTATGAGTATGATACTGGTATGATAAAAGCAAAACTTGCTAGGAAGTATGGGATATCACCCATGTTAGTATATAAATATATTAAGAAAAGAAAACGTTATGAAAAAGATTTTGAACGGACCCACAGTATGGAGGGCTAAATGCCCAGTATGTGATTGCGAATTTGAATATGATACCAGTGAAACTTTTGGGGTTTATAATAAATCTGGAGATTATTTTAGGATAGTACAATGCCCTAATTGTAAAACTAATCTGAAGCATTCAGAATCTGTATCAACCATTATAACAGAATCGAAAAGAGAAGATACTATGTCTACATAAATAATATAAATTTATGGAATTATGGCAACACAGAAAGAGATTGATAATGCAAGCAAATTAACTGCCCTTACTTATATGGTTGCAGGGTGTTTAGGTTATTCTATCGAAAACTTACTTAAGTACTTAGATGTAGTTAATCTAAGGTTGAGTGGACAAGAAAAAATGTTACTTAACCGATTAAAGACTCAGTTATCTCAAGTACAAACTAATCTTACTACTTTAGAGGGATTAGCTTTTAAAGTAATGGCTACAGATGAGGATGGTAAACTTGCTTATGAAGATGCCACCCATATTTATTGGGCTGCATTTTTAGCATTACTAGATAGAGGTGGTACTGATAACTTATGCGACTTAAGATTAATGGCTTTGGTAGATAAGATAAGCATCTATAAATCTCTTCTTAATTTGCCCGGTATGAAACTCTCTTATCAAATGGCTTTTGCTCAAGTAACTAAAGCAATAAGTAAGGGAGAATTTAGTAAAAAAGACTTTAAGAACCTATTAGAAGTTTATGAAGACGGAACTGAAAAAACTAAGGGTTAAGTTCGAAGGTAAACTTATTGAGATTGATATTCAAAAGGAATTATCTATCAATGAGAATATCATCAATTCTCAGCTACGAGAATCTCCTTCTAGTTATTATGTACTTGCTTCCCTGAGAGATAAGTATATAAAAGAAAGAGATGCTCTAGCAAGGGAAAAAGAAGAAGCTTATTCGAATGCCTGGTTATATTATAAGGATGCTAATGAAAGGTGGAATAATGAATATGTATCTCATAAGGCAAACCTTAACAAGAAATATTCTTCCATCAATGAAAGGTATTTGAAAGCTGTAGAAAAAGCAAATAAGTTCATAACTATATGTAAGTGCTATGAGTCACGCGAAAATATATTAAGAACTATTAATGCGAACCTAAGAAAAGGTTAACCCATTGAACTATAAACAATTACTAACTTTTAAAAACAGTATTAGAATATGAATTATTCAATGACATTTATCTCACCTCTTGTAGCTGAGAAATTTAATCAAGAATTACCCGGATGCCCAACAGAAAACCGGGTACTTATTTTATCTCCAAAGGAGGTAAATCAAACTAAATCCGGTTTGATTATCCCTGAACAAGTAAAAGAGGGAGTTCCTCGTAAAGGGGTTGTAGTAAAGAGTGGGGAAATTACCGAAGAATACAAAACCTACCGAGAATTGGTTGCTGTAGGTAGAATAGTTACCTATGGTTTGTATGCAGGTAAAGAACTTGAATTCGAAATGGACAAACTATCTCCTGCTCTCAAACAACTTTTAGAGAAAAACGTTCTTACCGTATTGAGTATGAACGAAGTAGTTTACTCAGAACCGAATAATTAAAACTAATCATTATGATAAAAGACAAGAAGAAAAAGAAAGTTTCATCAGAGGGACTTTCTACAAAAGAAAAGATGCTAGCTAGAAAGAAACAGCTAGAATCTAAGGGAAACGGAAGTGGATTGGTATATCCAAAAGAAGGAACCCTGAGAATGAGAATTAAATCTCCAGGTGATGACCAAGAATTGGGTATCGAAATTATTCAATTCTACCTGGGTGGCAATTTGGGAGGAGTTATATCTCCGGCTACTTTTGATGAACCTTGCCCATTCATGGAGAAATATCAAGAATTGAAAAACTCTAAGGATGAAGATGACAAGGAACTTGCCAAGAATTTGGTGCCAAGAAGAAGATATGTTATCGGTGGTATCATTTACTCAGATGAAAAGGGTAGTAAGGTAGATTACGAAGGCAAAGATAAGGGAGTTTTAGTTCCTCGCTCAGTATACCAGGATATCATTGACCTTTACCTTGATGAAGATGAGGCAGGTGATATGACAGATCCAAAAACTGGATACGATATCAAGGTAATTCGTTCCGGGTCTGGTAAACTAGATACCACTTATTCTGCCCGTGCTTGCAAACCAACTAAGTTGGACAAGAAATATCAAGGTACAATTGACCTTGAGGGGATAGTTCGTTCTCAAATCAAATCCTATGATGAGTTGGAAGATTTACTTTCACAGTATCTAAATGAAGAATCAGACGATGACGATGAGGATGATAAACCCAAGAAGAAAAAGAAAAAGGGAGTTCACAAAGACCATTACATGGAAGATGATGAACCTAAGAAAAAGAAAAGAAAATACAAATCGGATATTTAAGGGTTAGTAATATGGTTTCATTCGAAGGTGGTAATTGGATTCGTTCTGTTATCACCTTCTTTAGTTTAAAGACATTACATTATGGCAAAGAAATCTAAGGTTGGTTTAAAAGTACCAACAGCAAATGAGATGGCAAAGAAATATGGGAGTATGATTAAATTAGCTTCAGAAGTAACTGATACCGATTTATATATACCATCTACTTTCTTTGCTCTGAACTACTTATTTGGTAAGGGTATTCCTTATGGTAAAATCGTAGAGATTGCTGGAGAAGAATCCTCTGGTAAATCTTTGGTGGCTTATAACTTTGCTTATGCTACTCAACAACTTGGAGGTCATGTGATATGGGTAGATGCTGAACAATCCTGGATGAATTCTTGGGCTGAAATAAATGGGGTAGACCCCGCAAGAGTAACCATTGTTAATGATACCCGTATTGAATATATTGCAGACGTAGTGGCAGACTTAGCAATATATTTACGTTCTCAATTAACTCACAATGAACCGATACTCTTAGTAATTGATTCTATTGCAGCTACAGACTGTACAGATAATATAGATGCTAAGATGGTTGATGGTAAAGCAGAAATGGGAGGTAGAGCAAAGGCTCTTTACAAATACTTCCGTATCAGAAGTGAGTTATTCTACAAGCTGGGAGTATCTCAGATTTATATTAACCAATTAAGAACTGCTTTAAATGTCGGATTTGGAAAAGATAACACAACAACTACAGGAGGTGCTGCACTCAAATTCTATGCTTCAATCAGAGCTGCTTTCTATTCGGGAAGGTCTGTTACCATCAAACAAAATGGGAAAGAAAGGAAAGCTGGAAAACTTGTCACAATTAGACTTATTAAAAATAAGGTTGCTCCTCCTAGACCTACAATTAGTAAATGCCCAGTATATTTCAACCCTAAATTCCACGAAGTCGGGTTTGACAGATGCTATGCTTTAGAAGATGTATTGGTAGATACCGATGTAATCGAAAAAACTACTGGTGGGTATAAATTGAAAGGGAAAACTCTTGCAAGAGGAGAAGAGAAATTCCAAAAGCTTCTGGAAGAAGACGATGAACTTCGTAGAAAACTTTTACGGAAAGCCGGAGTAAATACCATAGGTACTACTAAAAAGCAACTGGAGAAGATAGAAACAAATATATTCCCAGTCGATGGTGTAGAATATGAAAACTATTCAGATTCAGAAGAGGAGGAGGAAGACGATGAATAAGAAAGAGGTAGAAGGTATAGAGAAAGTAATTAAAGAGTACCTTAAGAAAAATTTGAGAATGGAATCTAGGGTTAGGTATCTAGATGCTTATAGCCCACCCGAGAATTATTTAGATGTATATCTTGGAGAGGAAAAGATTCAAGAAGTTTCACTTTATGAATTAGATTTTGGACGATGAGCAAGAAAACAATATTACTGATTGATGGAGAGAATATTCTCCATCAGTCTTTTCATAAGTTCGAAAAACTTAAATCTACCGATGGCAAACCGAGTGGGGCAATATTCGGATTTTTCAAATCTCTACATATGTATCTTACAAGGTTCGAACCGGATGAGGTTTATGTTTCATTTGATAATGGTCATTCACCAGTAAGGATGGAGTTATTACCAAATTACAAGGGCCATAGGAAAAACATATCAGTAGATTATGAATCATTGCAAAAGCAAAAGGCAATTATAATGAAAATGCTGGGTATGATAAGAATTAATTATATCTTTGATAAAAAGAAATCCACAGTATATGAAGGAGATGACTTCTTAGCATACCTTGCAATTAAAAAATTCCAATCCGAGAAAATGATACTCATATCTTCGGATAAGGACTTTAATCAGTTGCTTACAAATAATCTAAGGATATACAATCCGAGAAAAGATGAGATGATAAGAATGGATAACTGCAAAGAATTATTCGGTTATCATTCTCATGAAACGGTAGAGTACCTTGCAATGGTTGGAGATACTTCCGATGATATACCAGGGTTCCCGGGTATAGGCCCAGTAAAAGCAAGGAAAATCCTTGATGAGGGTAGAATTGAGAAGTTTATTGCCCAGAGTAAGAACAAAGAATATCTTCAAATATGGAAAAGGAATGAACAGTTAATCGACCTTTTCTGGTTTGTAAGACATAATCCATTGGATAAGTTACCAATTAAGTCAAAGAAGAAGTTTAAGTATGAGAAATTCAAAGAGCTTTGTATCGAATACTCTTTAGCATCATTTTTGACAAATGAATTTATAAAACCATTTAAATCATTACATCATGAGTAAGAGAATTATGTTTGTGGGTCCCTCTGGTATAGGGAAAACTACTTTAGCTAAGTATGTAGCTAAGAGAGAAGATCTACCTTTTATTTCTGGTAGTATGTCAGATTTATTACCTGCTACTGAAGGGGTATCACATAATGAAATATTATCCCTCGGTTCGGAGGCAATGTATAAAGCAGATTTTCAACTTCTGAACAAAAGGAATAGGTTATTCAAGGATAGAGAATACTTCGTAACTGATAGGAGTTATGCAGATTTGGCTGCTTATTTTTGGTATAAGCAATCAAGAACTTTACCAGAATGTGAAATGGAACATTTTTTCTGTCAATGTAAGACTTTAATGGAAGATCAATGTGATGTAGCAATCTTCTTACCATTAAATCTAGATACTTATAAGCATTGGTCAATGGAAGATAATGGTAAGAGAATACTTAACAGATTCTTCCAAGTTCAGATATCATCTCTTATGGGGGAATTGCTTGCAAATTGGGAAATATCCACTATTTGTATATCTGAGCTCGATTTAGGTATGAGAACGGAACAAATCAATTACCATTTAGATAGGATATGGGGAAAGAAGTAATAGCAATAGCCTTTTCAGATTTACATATAAATCTATGGGCTAAGTTTAATGAGAACAATCACAGGACCCTGAATAGTTTCAGGGTTTTGTCGATTATACGGAAATTATGTAGAAGGTTTAACTGTCCTGCATTATTTTGTGGAGACTTATTTCATAAGGCCGAAACAATGGACCAAGAATTAGCAGAGATATGTTATAATGAACTAATCGAAGGATTTTGGATATATGCCATATCTGGAAATCATGATATTAAGAAAATAAGTAAGGTTGGTACTAAACCCTTTAGCTGGCTTTATCAAGTAGAGAAGTATGGTATCATGATATTAGATTATGAAAAAACCCAACTATCTTCTACACATAAAGATATTATGGTATATGGGGTTCCTTATATTGATAATAACGTGGGTCTAAATGAATACTTAAAGAAGTTAGAATTAGATAAAAGTAAAAAGAATATTCTTTTACTACACACCGATTATCCTGGTGCAAAAGATACCGATGGTAGGGAAATAGATTCCGTAGAAAACTTAAATGTGAATGTTCTCAATAAGTTCGATTTAGTATTATGTGGGCATATACACAAACCACAAAGACTATCAAAGAAGGTTTATATGATTGGAGCCCCTAACCATCAGAGGAGAACCGATAGGGGATGTGAATTGGGGTATTGGAAAATCTATGAAGATTTGTCTCTGAAGTTTGTACCTTTGAAAAATTTCCCAAAGTTCATCGATGTAGAAAGGGAAGAGGATATTAATGATGATGGCAATTATTATACGGTAATCCCTCAAAAAGCTAGTACTCCAGTTAATAACAAACATAAGATTACTAAGCAACTTTCTAAGAAGTCTCTAGCAAAGAGATACCTAAGAGAGAAAGGTATTAAAGATGAGGTTAAAACTAATCTATTAATTGAAACACTTAAAAAGTCTGAGTCATGTTAACGTTCTTAAACTTAGAGGCAGAAGGATTTTGTTCAATAGAATCCTTACATCTACAATTAAACCCCACTTGTACCATACTTATCAAGGCCCCAAATGGGAAAGGGAAATCAACTATTCTCTCTGCCTTGGTATGGGCAATATATGGGAAAAACCTAAAGGGTGTTTCTGAGGTAAATACTTGGAAGCAAGTAAGGCCTAAAGATTACAAGGGTACTAAGGTACAAATATATTTTCAGAAAGATTCTCATACATATAAGATAGTTAGATGTCAAAAGTATGATGAAGTACTTGAGGATGGTGCTAAAGGTAAAGACAGACTTATCTTCATGAAAGATGGGGATATAGTTGATATCAAAGGGAAGGGGAAGATACAGGATTTTATAAACCGAGAGATAGGTTTATCATATACTCTGTTTATGAACTCAATCATGTTTGGTCAGGGTATAAAAAGACTCATACAAGAATCTAATTCTGATAAGAAAAAGATATTCGAAGAAGTATTTGACTTAGAGTTCTTAAACCTTGCTAAAGGCATTGCATTACAAGATAAAAATAACTTGATATCTCAAATAAATGAGGTAGAGCATGAGTCTCAAATGCTTAAGAAAGAATTAGAGGCTAACAAGGAAGCTTACTTCGATATGAGAGATAGAGAAAAATCCTTCAAGCAAAAAATCAAAGAAGAAAGAAGAGAGTTAAAGCAAGATAGAGAAAAGCTAACTAAGCTACTAATTGAAAAACAAAAACAAATCAAGGATGAAGTAGATGCTTCGCTTCAGATAAAGATTAAAAAACAAAATGAACTAATCCTTGATTTGAGGGGTAAGATAAAAGATGCAAAGAATTTATCGAATGTACCCCTTAAGAAAGTAATCAAAGAATTGGTAATACAGTTAGAAGCCGGTCACTACAAACGTGCATTACGTGATGCCAAATCAATATATAAAGCGTTCTCTGACCTTGATAAATACGATAAGGAGTATCAGGAGGCATTAGAAAGGTTGGAAGAACTTAGTAGTGTAAATGATAGGTATAAGAAATTAAAATCAGACTGTGATGATATTGCTTCTGATATTGCTTCTATTGACGAAGACCTGGCTAAGCTCAAGCAAGAAAAGCTTAAGGTCATGTCTCCCAAGTATAAACAGAAGCTTAAAGAGATTAGGAAAAACTTACGGAAAGTTGATGAGGATTTTCATAACAAAGAGTTAGAGTTAGAGAATTATAACTGGTTAATTAATGACCCATTGGGTAATAATGGGATTAAGGCTTACCTATTTGATTCATCACTTGAGTTCTTAAATAAATGCCTCGATAAGTATTCAGAGGTATTGGGATTTAGGATTGAATTTAATATTGATTTGGGCACTGCTAGAAAAGAATTTGTTACTCTTATTGAAAGGGATGGGCAAATAATTGATTATGATGAACTTAGCGGTGGAGAAAAGACCCTATGCAATTTCTCTATGGCTTTAGCTATGCATGAGGCTTTAACTGCTAGTAAAGGGGTAAATATTATATTGTTCGATGAAGTATTCGAATCCCTAAGTTCGGATAATGTAGAATTAGTTACTTCTTTAATACGCAAATATTCAGAGGGAAAAACTGTATTTGTGATTACTCATCTTGAGGGAGTGGTATTTAGTCATTCTAAAATATTACAAGTAACAAAAGAAAAAGGGCTATCATACTATAAATACTTGTAAACCAAATTTACAGGCATGAAAAAGTATGATAACATCCCAGGATTCCCAGGTTACTACATAAGTAAGAGAGGGCACCTTTGGTCTAGATATTCCAAGGGAGTTCTCTCTACTGTGTGGATTAAAAAGAAATTTTATTTGAGTTCTACCAATGGTAGGTATAAAACTTCAATAGTTCATGAAACTTTAGGAAAGATTAAAATGAATCGGTATAGATTAGTAGCTTTAGCCTATATCCCAAATCCTAATGGTAACCCAGAAGTTTGTCATATAGATAGTAACCCAACTAATGATTATTACAAGAATCTATATTGGGGAACTTATAAAGATAATCATAGGGATATGAGAGAAGCTGGCAATTTTTATAGCCCTTTTATAGAGAATAATCCCAATAAGGGTAAAAGGGGTTGGCAATTGAACACAAAGTTATCAGAATCAGAGTTTAGGTCAATTATTAAACTAAGGGAAACCGGTTACTCAAATAAAGAGATTATTAAAAAATTGGGCTTAATAGGTATACACTCATCTGGGGTAAGTAGGATTTGGAAGAAATATAAAGAAGGCTATTATAATGAGGTTTTAAAACTATAATGGTATATAAAATACAATACATTATGAACTCTAAGAATAAAGGAAATCGATTCGAAAGAAAGATAGGGGCTTGGTTTACGAAATGGACCGGGTACAAATTTGAAAGAAACAGAGCCGGGAGTGGAGCTTGGCATTCAAACAAGGACTCCACTTCTGATTTAACCTGTACTGATGAAAGGCATGCTCATAGATGTAAGATATCTATTGAATGCAAGAATTATAAAGAGATTAAATTTGAACATCTACTCTTAGGTAATAAGGGATGCGATATATTGAAATTCTGGGAACAAGCTTCTAAGGATGCAAAAAGAGCAAATAAAGTTCCCATACTCTGTATGAGATATAATTCAATGCCATCAGAAGAATTTTTCTTTGTAGTTGGAAAGGATTTATCTTCCGTATTCTATAAACCCCTATTCGATAAAGCCAATATTATGGTAATTGATGTACCAAAGATAGATGAGATTCTTTATGTATTCATGGCTAGTGATATATTGAAGAATGTAAACTATAAGTTAGTACATAAACAAGCTAAGTTAATTCTTAAAAACCGGTAACCTATGAAGAAGCATACCCCATACTCATATTGTATATTTTACCTTGAAAGGAAGTACTGTGATAAAATCAATAAAGAACTCAAAGAAAAGGGGTATGACCAAATCAAGGCAATTATTCCTATGGTAAACGTATTAAGAAAAACCACAAAGGGTAAGATGGTATTCGAAGAAGTACCAGTATTATTCAATTATGGTTTTATGAGAATGCCCACTAAATTAGCATTCTCAAGGCCCTTTCTTAATAAGTTACGTAGGAATATATCTGGTATCAGAACTTGGTTACGTAATACCGAGACAATGCACCCAAGAAAGAAAAAGGTAAGGATTGACAATGCAGAAGACTTTGATGATTTCTCTTTAGTGGCTACTTGTAGTAGAAAAGAAGTAAGGCGATTTAAACGTATTGCTAGAGAGAATAAGAAGTTTTCAGTAGATGATTTAGTCAATGTAAAGCCTGGAGATTACTTAGTATTACGGGGTTATCCTTATGAGGGAGTAGATGCTACAGTATTAGAGGTTGACCATCTTTGTAAAAGAGTAAAAGTTCTTATATACCCTGAAATGGGAAGAATGGAAGTATGGTTACCTTTTGACAACGTTATCTATAGTGTATATTTAAATCATGACCCAGATAAGCTTTATGCTAATTCTGGGGAATATGACCCTAATCAGATAACCAATGAAGCAATTGATAGTATAATGAGATATAGGAGAATTTAATATTATGAATGAAGCTCAACAAAAAGCCTGGAGTTGTTTAATTGATAAAGAACAACAATCATTATTCCTTCAACTATCAGAAAGTAAATCTTCATGGGAAGCTGGTGAAATTTTAAAGTTATCTCATTACAAGTATCTTGAAATCCGGGAACGGTCAGAGAAATTCTTTAGGCTATTCTCGGATTTTTTTGAGAAACACACTTCTATTTTTCGACCAGATTGCCCCTGTGAGAGGAATTTCCAAGATTATATGGAGGGATGTTTAGAGAAACGATTAAAAAGAAAAGAAGCAAGCTTATTCACAGGAGACTCAGCTCAATTACTCCCAAAGGTAAACTCTAAAAATATAGAGAGAAACATGAAGAGGTTAAAGGAGTCTGATGATGAATGGGACATAGACACTCTAAGATTAATTCTTGAATTTGATAGGTGGAATAACTTTAGAATACTTCCAAGGATGCTACAACAGCCATCTGCATTTAAAAGGCGGTCGAATAAGAAGGATAAGATATATATCAAGTATCTTCTTAATAGAGTACCGGATTGGATGCACACTAAACTCAAGGAAAGGTTTAGGTATAAAGTAAAACCAGGAAAGAAAAAGTATTGGGTAGCTTTAATATCTGAGGACCTATATACTGATGGTTATCTATTGTTACCAGTAAGACCTTTGGATGAAGTAATAGATGAATTTAGTAGATTTTACATGTATGTATTCAAAACTAAAGATGATGCTGATACTTTTGGTTTTATGGTATCTAAGTTCATGATTAAAACCGAATCTGTTAAGCTTGGACAAAAATTCTGGCCAGAGTACCGTTGCTGTGTGGAAAAAGCAGTAAACTATAATCAAGTGAACAACATAGAATTCAATATTAAGAAATTGGATATGGCTTATAACACACATATCAAGAGAAAGCATAAAAAACCTAAATCCACTGCTGCGAACCGAGCAAAAACCTCGGATTTTTATAAAAATAAATAGAGAAATAAGATAAGATTAAATTATTTATTCTTATATTTGCAAAGAAAATAAATGAATACTTAAAATATTAATGATATGGCAAAAAAGAGTAGAAAAGACATGAAAGCTCCATCCAAGGAGAAATCAAATTTCCTTGGTGCTTCTGGGAGAAACATGACTTATAAGGATTTAAAGAGAAAGGCTATCATATTAGGGATGCCTTTCCCTGATGCTTGTTCTGCTGGGGTATTTGACTTATTACATTATATCAATGTATCAGAAGAAAAGCCAGATAAATCGTTAATTGATAAATATGACGATTGGATGGATAAGCAATTAGAAAATATTGGGTATTCGAAAGATGACCCATTAAGAAATTCCAGATTAAGGCTTGGGTTTCTCGGAGAAGAGGGGGAAAATGGGCAAAGGAGAACAAAACGAGTTCCCGGAATAAAGAAACCTCGAGAAAAGAAACCACCAAGAGAGAGGGATGAATTTAATCTTATCAAGGGTACAAAGAAATCTTATGTATTCGAATTAACTGCAAAAGGTTTTGAACTTGATAGAGTTATTCGGAGAATGAAAAAGAAATTCCCCGAAGCAAATGAGAAATCTATCAATCTTTGGTATAGAATGGCAAAGAGGAATATAAATGGTAAAACTAAAGGAAAGTAACAACGGACCCATACGACCAGATAGATATTATATATGGACTTGGAGACCAGATACTACCAATAAGATTGTTACTGAAAAGAAATTATATAGGAAACATCTAACCGGTATACCATACTTTACTAGACATCAAGTAAAGGTTACCTTAGTTTATCTTTATGGTGTAGATGTTCTTCAGTATATCCATATAATATCTGGGAGGAAACTTATAAAACAAGGCATTAGAGAATTATCCGATATGAATGGTAAACTTCTTAAAAAGGGTAGTACTAAATTCTGGTTTAAGGGTAAATTCGTAAAAGCAAGGAAGTTCATAATGCCCGATGAATATCACATAGATAAACACCGACGAAGAAGATTTATGGTACAAATGCACCGAGTCTTTAAGTCTAAAGGAAAAAAGGAATTCAATGAAAGGTACTCAATCAAACTCTATGGACAACGGCAAGGCATATCTCCCAAGTATACAAGGCAAAAGAGATTACAAATCAATCTTGCTATCCTACAGGATTTACAACAGGCTGAGTCAAGAGGAGAAAAATAAATTCAATCTGTTATTCTTGCAGTATCCTCCATTGGTAAGTTCATTGGCTTTATATTTAAGAAAGAAGATGAACATCCCAATACAAAAGGTACTATTTATCAAAGCACAAAGGGATATGCTCGAAATATTCGATGAGGCATCACTTAAATTTTTAGGGTATTTGCCTAAAGAAAGGTTTATTAAGAAGTCTTTATTATTTCAAGGGTTTGTTCCATTAGAGAGTATTAAACTTAGAAGGTCTTATGCTTATATAATGACAAATAGGATGATAGAAAATAAAATATGGGTCTACCCAATTCGATTATCCGATAACTATAAAACAATGATAAAAGGGAAATACAAATCCTATACCGAAGTATTTGGGAAGGTGGGTATTCCTGGGATAACTAAAATTAAATATAGCAATGAATAATAACGAAGGTTTTAAAATCACAGCACATCAACCAGCAAACCCATTTGCAGGTAAGAAGTTTAAGATAGTCACTTATCAAGGTGACAAGGAACTTGCCTCTCAGGCAATAACAATTGAATCTCAATTAGAATTAAAGACAACTCTAGATGAGATAAAACAATTCAATATTGCTCAGGAGGAATTATTAAAATCTGGGTATACTCAGAAATCCATACTGGTAAAGAAACTTATAACAGAGTGATATAAATAAATTATTAACCAACTTAAACATTACGAAAATGGCTAAGAAGAAAAAAGAAGTGGAACTGAAAGAAGTTTCCAGAACAGAAATCAATGGTGCAATCATCATTAAGTACGAAGACGGCTCAGTAAAGATTATCCCTGCTCCTATTATGCTTTCTGCCGAAGAAGCCGAAGACCTTTTTGGTTCTGAATCCGATGACGAGGAAGAAGAAGAAGAGGAAGCAGACGATGATGATGATGATTCAGAAGAGGAAGAAGAAGAGGAATCGGATGATGACGATGAGGAAGAGGAAGAATCAGACGATGATGATGATGATTCAGAAGAGGAAGAAGAAGAGGAAGAACTGACCGGTGAAGAACTTGCCGAAATGGACTTCGAAGAACTTGAGGATGTCTGCGACGACAAAGACCTTGAAACTGACCCAGACGATTATGATGAAGACGACATCGAAAAACTCCGTAAAGCAATCGCTAAAGAACTCGGTCTCAAATTGCCGGCAAAGAAAGAAGCCAAAGGTAAAGGCAAGAAAGGGAAAAAGTAATCTGGTAACCGTATTCAAGATTTAAAAGAAGGTAGGGAAATTTCCCTACCTTTACTATCAACTATTAATAAACGTAGAAGTTTACTTATAATAACCATTAACTTATAAAACATTAAAAATTATGGCAACAAAGAAATCAGACTCCAAGAAGAAAGGGGATAAAGAAAAAGACCCCGAAAAAGAAGCTAAACGCAAGGCTCGTCAAGAGGCACTTAAGAATCGGCCGGCTGAACAACGCCCTAACAGCAAGCAAATCGACGTTATTGCCATTAACGACAAATCCAAGGTAATGAACTTTGGTTATGCCGTTAAGAACAAGGAAGGCTATCAGGGTGTAGTGGTTACTTCTGTATTGGTTACGGATGGCAAACCGGTATCAACTTCAGTTTCATTCGTTCCGGGAACTCTTACCGTTAAGTCTAAGAAAGGACATGGCGTTATTTGTTCTCCGAAAAACAAAAAGGCTAAGGAAGAAGAAGAGGAAGAATCAGAAGATTAAACTCTAACTTACTAACTACTATCCCATATGTCTGCTATATAAATTTAGAGTTTAAGTTCATATGAATAACATCTACACTTAGGACGTTGTTCAGCCAAAAGCTCATTGCCTGTGAAGGTAGTGGGCTTTAATTTTTTATACCCATGGAAGAAGAGAAATTAGCAATTCGAAAGAACATTCGAATACTTGCATTGGATAATCTAATAAATACTTATACTGATGCACTAGAAGATAAAGAATTAAACCTGGGACCAGATGAAAGGGAACTTGCCATCAATATAATAAATGAGGCAAGAGAAATGCTATCAGAAGAAACTCAGGAAGTATCTAACCAAGTAATGCAAAGACCCAAATGGAAAAAGACTTAAGATTATTAGTGGGAAACATTAATCAAACTCTCAGAGAATTAGATTATGTTTCGTACCTTAAAAAGGTAGCTCTTAGTAAGGGTAAGAAAGGCGAATACCAATCCCATAGGTTGAAGAGTAATTATCTGAAAAGAAAACTCATATCCCTTAAAGGAGCCCTGAATAAAAAACTTCATGGGACTTATATTGTTGCCCAATTTAATTTTATAAGGGGGGAACAGAAAGAAACTTTTGAACAAACTTTTACGGACTTATCTCAGAAAGAGGTAGAAGATATACTTCAACTCGAGGCAGTTTTAAAACAATGCAGTTTAGAAATCCTAGAAATTAAAGAAATCCCAACCCAAATTAGGAAGGTATAACTATGGTATTATGTAAATAGGAAATTCAATTATTCACCTAATATAAATGAAAATGGCTAAGAAAGACGAAAAGAAGAGTAAATCGGAATCCAAGACTCCGGAACTCACAAAGGCTAAGAAAGCTTTGGATGCTTACCTTAAAGAGAACAAGTTGGACCCTACTAAGGATTGGACCAAAGACAAGAAACATGGTAAAAAGGTTACCGAACTTGTAAACAAGCTCAATAAGGAAAGAGACAAAGTTGCTGCTGCCTATCCTGAAGCTGACCAAGAGAACAACAAGAAATTGGTAAAACTCAAGGAAAAAGAGAAGAAGGAAAAAGATGAGAAGAAGTCTGCCAAAGAGAAAAAGGAAAAGAAAGGAAATGGTGGTAGAACAGCTACCAAATACGATTATCCTCTCATCGATGGCAGAGAAATGACTTCGGCTGAGAAGAAAAAATACCGTATGGAGCAAAGAAAACTTGCTTCAGGTAAGGCTCCTAAGGAGGAAAAGGAAACTAAGAAAAAGAAGGAAGAAAAGGTAAAAGAGAAACCGTCTTCCGATAAGAAAGATAAGAAGGCCAAAGACAAGAAGAAAAAGAAGGCCGCTAAAGAAGAAGATTAATAAGAGCACTTTTTACTTTTACTTATCATATTTTTGAGTATTCGTTAATAATGGTAGAAGGCCTGGCAATATAAAAATTGTTCAGGCCTTTTATTTTCTAATTAAGTCGAAAATGGAACAAGAAGTATATAAACCAAAACTTAGAATCACTACACTATCAGAGAATGGTACCCCATTATCCGATAGGTTGGTAGATGCATATACCGAGATGAATTCAGGTCCAAAGGTACAGCATAACGGTCCCATAAGAGTAGAAGTAACTCTTACTAATAAACAAGATATTGATAACTTCAAAGAATACTTAGATAGGTTATCTGGTACATTGCCTGCTAAGGCACCTAATGTTGGCAGAGGAAGACCTGCAGGGTCTACAACTAAGGAATTGGAATCACCAAGGGAGGACATTCTTGCAGATGTAGAGAAAATGATTGAAGAGGGTAAAAGCCAACAAGATATCATTAAATATCTTAGGGGATTGGGATTTGTATTTATCCTTACTGAAGATTTTCTATTTCACTTTCCTGGATTTGAGTTTAATAAAAAAGATGTGGGAGAAGCAACAGACAATAAGCAATATCCCAATTCATTTTCTTGGATGGCAAGATGTATCAAACGGGCTAAGGACCCAAAAGCAGATAAATTTGACCCAATGGTAATCTTTGGTTTTAGCATTCTTGGGGGACCCTCGAAAAAGATTATCCCATATCTCTATAAGGAAAGGAAGAAACCATTAAGGGCCCAAGTTGGTAAAAACGTAATCTCCTTCTCTCAGGCAGAATTCACTAAACTTCCCAAGTATATGTTAGAATCCGAAAGGATTAAGTTCTCTACTGAACAGAGACAATTGCTTCTAAGTCCCGAAAAGAAGCCTTCTAAATTCTTCCTAAGATGGGTAAACGATGCTATATTCCCAGACTCCATAAAGGAAAAGATGGAAGAAATCAAGAACCGCTAACACTTACCTCCGTATTTATTAAAAGAGTATTTTATATAAAATAATTTTAGTATATTTGCATAAAGAAAATTTAATTATGGACAAGGAAACAAAAGACATCGTAAAGCTCATTGCTGGTATTCAGATTGAATCACTCAACTCAATCAAAGAGGATGTTAAAAATGGGAATGACATTGCCCAAGACTTAATCAAAAAACTCCTTCAGATTGAGGATGACGAAATAATTCGAGCACTAGATGAGCACATTGAATTATACGTAGAAATGGAGAATACCCCTCAACTGATAAATATGCTAAGTGAATACCAAATGCTGGTATGCTCTCACATATTGTTCAGAATGGAAGATGAATGGGTACATACTAATTCTCAGGGAGTACTTGGTACCTGGGCAATCTTCCAAAGGGCAAATCTCAAATTCCACCCAGAACTAACACTTTTAAAATTTTAATATAGACATGGAAAAGAACGAATACTTAGAATCAGTAGAAATGAACACCGGAGTCGAAATGATTCCTTGCGAATCCTCTAATATTGAGGGCTTTGGTTATGACTCAAAGAAAAAACAACTTTGGGTTGCTTTTAAAGGTAATCGAGTTTATCGCTATGATGATGTACCTTATGAAATCTGCAACGAGTTACATCAAGCAGAATCAAAAGGTAAATACCTTGCAAAGAACATTAAAAATAAATTCGAAACTACAGGTTATGAACTCAGAAACTAAATTCATATTGGGCCTGGTAACCTTGGGGGCAGTGATTTACTTTATTGGTGAGAATAAAACTCATCCAGTAGAAGTGAGCACTGCTCCTTCTCGTTTTGAAAGTCCAATAACCAAGTTAATCTCTCTTCAAGATAGCATGGGTATTAAACCAAAAGAAAGGGAGCAAAAGAAACAATGGTATAAGTATAGGGTAGAAATAGAAACTATTCCAGAAAATCAAATCTATAAGATTGAGAAATCTGGATACCAGCAATATGAAGTTTCTAGATTGGGTGAAACTTATTCCTATGTAACCTACGAATTTACCTCAGACAAGGTAATGACTACTCAAGAAGCCTATGACTTCGTAAAGAAATATCCTGAAAGATGTACAAGGGTACCAAATACATCACAAGATAACATTTACGATAAATATAACGAGGATTATGAAGATTACATAAATGATCCAGAGGATGAAATTAACTATCCTCCAGAAATCTTCGACTTCCTAGCCGATTAACCCGAGCAAATAGAAAATAATTCAAATAAAATTTTTCTATTTAAAATAAAGTTCTTATATTTGTATCAGAAAAAGAAATTAATCATTTTACTAACATTTTAAATATAGACGTTATGAAAAAGAATGAATCAAAGGTTACTAACCTGGTTGCAACTAAGGTTGCCGAACAACTTGAAGGAATTAAAAATTCTAAGACTGCTAAGGCTTCTGCTCCTAAGGCCAAAAAGACTAAAAAGGAATTGGTACAAGATGCTCAAGAAGCTGCCACTAATTTTGCCAATGCTAAATTGGTAGAACTCTCTCCTAAAACCAAAACTTCCAAAAAGGAACAGGTTGTCAAGGAAGTTAAGGAACAACAAAAACCCTCCATCATCGAACAGGTAATTTCTAATCGGGAAGTTAAATACGTATACCCTGCCGATGTAGTTGATACACTTGCTCGGAAGAAATGGAGACAACAAACTCGAAACGAACTCCATCGATTGGAACTTGCAATGGCTCGTATCAAAGATACAAACTCTAAGGAATTCAAGGCTGCGGCTAAATCCTATGAGGACTTTAAAAAGAAGGTCCTCAAACCAGAACAAGTTGCATAAACCTTTATTAACCAGGTGCCCGGGATAATTACCTGGGCATCTCAATTCATACAAAATGGATTACACTATCTTCTCTGATAAAGAGATGCTTAAGCAGGACAAAGAATTGGTAGAATTACATAAACGATGTTGTAAGTCCTATCTAATCCAACATTCACTTAAGCACTCTAAAATTAAGAAGTTCTTTATCGTTTACGATTGGTATATAAATACTGATAACGTAAGGAATTTCTTTTTCAGGCCTATAAACCTTTTCATTCAGGCATTGCTTTTAGGGCAACTTGATGAAATATCCGATTACATTAATCCTAACAAAAATGGAAAACGAAAAAAGAAACGAACCAGAAAAGTATAACGTACTTTATTGCAAAGGCAAATATCAGTATAAATCTAAATATCCCCAAATAGAAACTAAACATAAGGTTATCTATGCAGGGCCAGTAGAACCAATGGCACCAATCTGGGGTAATGTATCAGATATATTAAGGAAATCTGATAGAATTTGTACTGAATCTCGAAGAGAATTAAAGAAGTTAGAGGAACGTTCACAGAATAACCTTTACTTCAAGAAAAATGGTATTACTCATATAATCGTATACAAATGTTTAGAGAAATAGTTAAAGACCTATATATAGGCAAATCTAAGTTAACCATAGAATGTAACCAAAAGGAAATACCCCAAACTACTCTGGTTCAAGACATATTACAGAATACTGGATTTACGGGTAATATGCCCGACTACGGTACCTATGGTAATTTCAAGGATGGGAAATTTGAGATTACTCCAATGATGCCTAAGCATTGCTTATTTATTACTGGGGTACCCAAAGGGGCAATCCTTGATAATTTCCGAGTTAGAAGAACATATTGGTCCTCTTATTATGAGGATGATGTAAGAGGGTACTTATTTCAGATTACAGATGAAAGTATACCTCGTTTAATAATCACAAACTAAATCTATATGGAAGCAATCGATTACGTAAAATTATTTAAACTCGACCAAGAGAATTATGACTTTAAAAGGGAAGAGTTTATATCCGAATTAGGTAAAGAATTTCTAGATTATTGCCAAACTACCACAATTGGGATAGATAAAAAGACTGGCAATATATACTACTACCGATTTAGGGAAATAGTTAAGAATTTCGAAACTAAATTCTGGGCAATCTCAGAACTTAAAATAGGAGAACCATTAACCCAGAAATTATGGAATGCCTTTTTCGCTACTCAGGTAGTTCCTTTAAGGCAAAGGTTATTCCCAAAGGTTCAGAAATTAATCGAAGAGCAAAAGGGGATAACCCATAACCGTAGTAAACAAGACAAAAAACCTACGAACCATAAAAAGGCAAACTATGGCAAGGGAAATCACAGACCTGCATGGGAATAAATTTAAGGTAGTGGATTATAAGCTTTGCCTTAATATTCCCATCACTGGGAAAGGTAATTTAGTATTCACCAGGGACCTAATCTCTGGTGAACCTTTTAATTTATCAGTAAGTAAGAAAAAATATAAGGGATATTTCTATAACCTATCTTTGAATCTGTATGTAAGGTTCGATTTAGAGTATATGGGTTATGATGAAAGTTCCGATATCAGAAAATCCCATTTGTATGTCAGAAAAGGAAAATAAAATGGTAAGATTCCCAAGACCTATGGGGACTACTGCAATGGCATTAGAATATCAAAAGAATCCTGATGATAGTCTTTTGATGAAGATACATAATTACATTATCAATCAATGGCTGATGGGTAATGGTGTATTATGTGGTATTACCTATGATATTAATACCTTCTCATATCGTATGGGCATAGATATTAATTACATACGTGTATTTATGAGGGATAGGCTATTAAGCTCTAGAATATGGGATAAAGATAAGGCAGAAGATTTATTGCAAGCTTTAATGGGAGAACAACTAGCATGGGCCTTGGAAGATCGTATGGAGATAGCCCATCAGGTTAACATCTTGAGAGAGTCTCAGGGTGGAAAATATGTACCTTTCATATCTTCTGAATTAGGAAAAGCACTTAAATTAAAACTTGAATCTTCTACTTCACTTCAATCAATTGTACGTAATCTTACTGGAGGGAGCACTACTAATATATTTGCTCAATTTAATCAACAGAACAATGTGACTCAGCAAAATGCTATCACAGTTGAAGAAGCCCGTCAAATTGTATTGGAATCCCAAAGGGTAATGGATAAAACCGAAGAAGCTAAACTGTTAGAGTCAAGATATGACCTCAGTAGTTTACCAGAAGTTGTTGCTACTAAACAAGAGGGAGTAGATACCAGTAAGGAGGGGCTTAACTTGAATAAAGCCGAGCTAATGCAAATCACGGATGACTATAAGGGAGCAATGGCTTCATTTTCAAAGGAACATCATGAATTGAGAAGAGAAATAGAGATGAATATAGACCCAGATGAAGAAGACCCAGAGTTATATCAATATGAAGACTTCGGGGAAGAAGAAAAAGAAGATGGCTCATTTGCATCTCAATTCCTCCGAAATAGTAAGCTCCCATAGTTATATCAGGATATTGCATATTTAAAAAGAAAGAATTATATTTGCATATCAATTTTAAAATAGACAAAAATATGAAAAACCTTGAACAACTAATGGCATCTTTCCTTTGTAGGAAAGATTTTCTAGACCCAGAGGGAACTAAATCTGGAGGAGTTCCTCATATTCAATTATCTGAATCTATTAAAATAAGGATGTTTGATGACCTTTATCAATTGGATGCTTTTTATTTAGCTGCTAATAATCGGGTACACTTACTTATGACTAATCCTCAAGGAGAAGTAGAAAAGGTTACATTTACTACTTTTATGAATATTTTTCCTAATACAAAGGAAAGTCCAGAAGAATACATATATGAAGCTTTAAGTCAAATAATCTTGAGGAAAATGGGAATACAGAAAGACTACAAGAAAACTAAGGTTAATAAGATTAATCAAGGTACTTACTTTAAATTAAAACCCACCGATACTGCACCAGTATGGGTAAGAGACCATTTCGATAGAGCTACTCAAACTTATGCCTGTCATAAATATGAAGACTCAAATCATGAGACATTCTTAAAGGGAAATCGAGACATATACATTAACTTTACATTTTAATCACATGAGCTTATTTAAACGAAAAAGATGTTGCCAGGAACTCATTGCTATTAAGGATGGTAACTTGGTATTCAATTTAAACAATCAGCATATTAATACAGTTTATCATACTCTACTAGCAATGATGAGGAGATCTGGAATATTCGATGAAAACTTATATTTTGGCCTATATAAGGAATACCAAAAACATTACGTTGTATATGATGTAGTACCTTCCCTACTACAATATAAGGTACCACTAATATTCTCGGGTAGATTTCCTGGAATCATCTTTGATAACCAGTTTACATTTGAAGAATTAGTACCTAATGCTTTAGTATATCACCAATTGCCAGATAAGTTCAAGTTACCCGAAAACTTAGAGAAAATCCTTTTGGAAGTAAGAAAAAGGGTATCTACTTATATAGACACCGAGGGTATATCGGATAATGACTACAGGGGCTTAATTCGAATGAACTTCGTAAAACAGTGGGAAGTATTCAAAAAAGATCCTTCACTTATAGATTGCTATATGGATGCTCAATTGGGCATGCTACATATGTGGGCTAGAGTAGAGAATAAAACTATAGTAAAGAATATAATCGAAAGAACTCAAGATGAACTAGCTCAAGAGTTCTTATCTAAATATCAACAAAATGGAGAATAAAGAGAAATTTGCTTTCCGAAAGGTTAAAATGTCGGAAGGTGTAGAGGTAGAATTTATTAAATTACTTACCTCAGTAGAGACTAAAAATGATGAGGATGTAATTAAAGCTTTTAAAGTTCAATTATCCTCTGGAGTATTAACTTGCCATGCAGAAATGTTATCTAGAACACCAAGCCAGATAATATTTCAAACATCCCAGTTCAGTAAACCCTATAACTTTTATAAAAACTGGGAACTATGGGTATTCTCTAATATCCTGGGTGTATGGACTTTAAATAGGTTTAGGATATGATTACAATGAAAAACCTCCAAGTAGAGGATATAAAAGATGAATGGTTATATAATGCCTTAACACAGGGCATCAAGGAATGTATAACTGCTCCAGTCCTAACTTTGGACCCAACAAAACCAGAACCCATTAAGAGGGCAGAGATGATACTGGACAATTTCTCTCAGGAAGATTCTCCAGTAGTAGCTACAGTGATTGCTCCAGGCAATTTCATACAGATGATATTACCGAAACATGAGATACTTCTATCGGTAATGTTTATCTATAAAGAGAGAAATACCTATGTACAACTCATAATACAAAAACTTGCTTATGAACGAGAAAAGATTACCACCAAGACTAATGGTTCTGTTAGTAGTACTGAAGGGTGAAAAGGTATATAAAATACCTCTCGAATCAGGAATAAAATTGGACCATCTAAAAGATTTCAATACACTAAGAAGAATCCTTACTCCTTTAGTACAACTATATCATGGAGTAGGTTTTGATACTAGACTTACTTATGATGAGTTTAGTATCTTCTTTAATGACTTACAACATTTGGGGTATGAACTGCTTAATGAATATCACTTGGGTATACAAGAATTAGTAGAAGCAAAACCTATCACTGAAAATGACCAGGATATTAGGGAAATACGAAATGGGTTACTTACCTCTCTTAAATCTCAGGAGTTATCAGAGGTATTAGCTACTAAACTAAAGCAAGCCATACATGAAGTATTTGAAAACGAAAAGAAGAAAGGTGGACTAATGTACAAGGAACCCTCTTTAGAACCTATGGAGAATTCAATAATAAAAGAGGCTTTATACTTGCTAACTCCCCAATTACCTTAATAATTGAAAGGCAGTCTAATCCACTGCCTTTCTTAGCGTATACACATCCTCAGCCTCCCTAAAAATAAAATAGATATATTTTTCTATAAAAATAAAAATGCTTATATTTGCATATCATTTTAAAAATAGACAAAAATATGAAAACGAACTCAGTAACTTACAATCAAGCAGACGAACTAACTAAGGTAGTTCGCAATTTCTTAGAAAAGAAATCTACATTTGAACTTGACTCTGATGAACAGGGTAGTCTTCTTAATTTCCTAATGGGACTCTTAATCAAACTAGAGGATGATTACAAACTCAATTGCTTGGATATTAATCAGGTACAAATCTATGATACTACCTATTATTCTTTCATTTTCGAATCAATAATAACTGCCGATACTAATCCCTATAAGGGGCAATTAGCATCTGCTGCAGTTCAATTCATGAATGAATTTACCGATAACGATGGGAGGTTCATATCATTCAATCAACTCGATAGAAACAACTGGATTTTCCAACTTAATTTCTCAATCGCATGACAAAGTATAACGTTAGTCCATTAGTTGCTCGGGAGATAGAATTCTCCACGGGCACTATCTTTGGTGGTAGTTGGTGCCGATACTTTATTTCAATCACCCTACATCAATGCTATATAGAAGCAACATGGAAAACCCGTCCTAAAAATGATTTAGACGGGAACAAAGAAATCTTTAACTCTTTACAGGAGTATCTAGATTGGTTTGCTAATCTTAAGAAAACTTACGGGAGGAGAATATCCCGTAAACAAATGGTATATGCTGCATACGATGAAACAACACGTAGCTTCAGTTACAAACCCTACGAGAATTGGGCTACAAGACGTTCTAAAGAGAAATTAAATAAGCCCAAGGAACCAATGCTGGCCGATGAATTATACTAATCCCTAACCAGTTAATATATCCTCAGGGAGTTCAGAAACACCAACATCTGGGCTCCCTTAATTATTGCATATTTAAAATATTATTTCTATATTTGCATAAGAGAAAAATAAATATAATTATTAACCGACCTCGAACGGGGTCACAAAACTTATTTCTTATGACAACTATTAACGAAATCTCAAATCCGGATGAATCATACATGGGAACTCTCAATCTCCAATTCCGGGAGTATCCCATAGACGATGACGAAAAGGTAGAAACCTACTGCAGAGAATCCGATGCTTTTGAACAATACGTGATAGAATTCATTAATTCTCATTGGGATGAACATCACCCATTAAAAGAACTTAACCCTAATCATCATTACATGTCAAACTCATATGGAGATACTATCCAGGTACATTTCAATGATGAATCCCTTTTCATTATCATTACTATGACAGGGCAATATTAACAAAACCCTCTGGTAGGCACTCAAAATACCTCCCAGAACCTCCCTATTTATAAAAATAAAAGTAGTTATAAAAACAAGTTTAGAAATAATTTTGTATATTTGCAATGAGAAATATTTCTCAAATAATTTTAATATAGACACGTTATGAAAGAATTAAAAAATTTAGAGGCCATCCGGGAACTGCTTGCTTCCCACCCCATTTATACTTATGATTACTCCGATGGTCTTCTCATTAACAAGGAAGCTACCAATATCCAAGTTTACCCAATCGACTTAGAGGATGAACTTTTTGCTGCTTATATCTCAGGATATATCATCACATATGCTTCAGAGGAAGTTCTCTTCGAAAATCTCAGGGAAAACATTATTTCTCACATGGACTTAACAAAGGGTGCCGACGACCAATATTACGATTATTCACCCTCACAGGTAGAGGCTATCCTATTCGGAGTTCTTCAATTAATCCCTGAACATCAGGATTATATCATAACCGGACTCAAAAAACATCTCCGGGAATTTATCCAAGACGATGAACAAGATGAGGACATGATATCCCAATATACCAATATCTACAATGCTATCGAAAAATGGGAATCAGACCACAGGGAAACAGAAATCTTCCAACAACTTGCAGTATCAGAATTATTTAACCAACTAAATAAATAATCACTATGGTAAACTTATATAAATTACTCAACGTACTGGAACAGGGCATGTCTCTGTTCCAACTTAATAAATGGAAAACCGAAGGCATCTGGTATCCAATCACCCAATACAAAAAGGAATCAGATGAAATACAGGTAGTAACTAACCTATTTATTGCTGACCAGGAACAGTACCATATCCAACTATCTGGGAATTATCCAGAAGAATCTGAAGACTGGAACAAGTTTCTAGAGGAAAACCAATGGAAAATCTATCCCTTACTTGCAAATATAATGCAAGTCTTCTTGCCCACAGGGAACTACCAATTATTCTATACTCAATATCCACAGGGATTCATATCCATAATCGCTAAGCCCCATGATAAGTAAAGAACTCAAATCACAATTAAGTATTCTCAAGGAAACTAACCCAGAATATATTCAAACCCTAAAGGATGCCGTAACGGCATCCTATAAGGCAGAACTTCAGGCAATCAAACCCAGTTCTACCGAAGAAGAGGAACAACTCAATATCGAACTCAAGGACATAGTATTAAAAATACTATTTGGGCCTTTCTATAACTATTTCGTATCAGAATACGTAGTATCAGATACTATATGGGAAGAACAGGATAAACTAATCGAGGACTTATATTATTACTTCAAATCATGACACCGTATATTCAACAACAACTTAAAAAGCTATGCGATAATCCAAATTGGTATGACGATATGCTCATCTCATGGGATAAAAACCCAAGAAATCAAAGGGAAGCTATTTATAACTACCTTTCTCATGTACAACTAAATGGGTTACTAGAAAACACTCAGATAGTTTTTACATTCATAGATGGCGACATGAAACCAGCTTTCTATTTCGAAATTCCCAGAGATACCAATCGATATCTTATACTGGGAATCCTCGATGAAGCAGGTTATCCTCATTGCTGCCTATTAGGCCAACCAAAACAAATGTTTAACCCTCAACTCAATTAACATCATGAAACCAACAATAACAATAAACGAATATCCAATCGGATGGGAATGGCTAGACAGAGTACCTCTAGAGGACTTTAACTGGCTAATCGAAATATTCTCTACCATGACCGATAATACTGATACTTATAACTTTGTAGGATATACGGATTCAGAAACCTTACCAGGACATCTGAAGAGGATATGCTCAGTAGACAAGATACCATTAGCTAACTTCCTAAACGAAGACCAAGGCTATCAAACAGGTATATCAATGTACGGTCACTACATAGCATGCAAATGCCTTGACATATCCTCAGAAGAGGAATATATGAATCAATTTACCGATATAAGAATACTAACCAACGAACTAGAGCCATGCTAACATCAGGTAAATTCTTAGTATCATTCGAAGTCCCGGGACCATTGCCTGGGACTACTGAAGGCTTTTGCGAAGAAATGATAGTAGTGTACAGAACCGAGGAACTAAATCCATACCTCCGCTACCCCAAACAAGAAATAAACCCATGGCATAAACATAGTACCTACATAAGGCTAAAGCTAAGAGAGATCCTTAAAGTAAACCTAACAGATATAACCATAATCGATATAATATCACTACCATGAATATCATCTATCACATAATCCGAATAATACTATCCGTAGGCACCATCCTAACCCTCATACGCAATGAGAAAATATACCAAGCCCACAAGCATACCCACCCAACAAACAAAATAAGGTATATCATCTCACAGCTAATAATCCTAACCCTATACACCTCATCACTAATCTTAGTATCCTACACATATAGGATTATATTAACCCACCTATAACCCATACCCTCCTCCCCCAACACAAAAATATAAAAGAAAACCTTAATAGCGCTAACTAAGCTACCATCCTAACTAAGGTACATATAATAAAATACCTAATACACATATACCCCTTATTATACTACATACATAATCAATATACCATAATACATATCAAGGTACCTCGCCGGGGGTTTTGGGGATTTAGGCAAACAAGGCAAGTGATAACCCCTCTACTATACAAAGCCACTCAACTCACTATATAGCCACTATACCATATAGCTCTACTACACACTTTAAAGGCAAACTCAAAAAGGCCTAAAAAGGCAAATAAATCCGACCATTAATGGCCCCTAAATCCGATTGCCTGAGCAGCCATTTTATATAGCTATTATATAATAGATTGGTTGGGGAAAGGTAATCGGATTTGTGATTGGGCAATTAAAATATTAGGTTTTAGGGCTAAATGGTTTATAGGATTTAAGGCCTTCAAGGGGCATATTTAGGTAATATTCCTAGTAACTCTGTAATTTATTTGCTTAGTATTTATATTAGCATTAACTTTTGTATTCTAGGACAATTTTGTGATTTAGGGGTACCTTGATTACCAAGAACCATTAGGTATTATATAATATAGGTTATAGGTAGGGAAGGTAAATGGCAATCTCCATTCATGGCCTCAAGGACTAAGGTAAATATAATTCAAGGCCCTTAATAACCTACGAAGGCAATTGAGGTTATTGCATATATAATATATTTGCATTGTAATAATAACTAATTAAATATAGACGTATGAAAACAAGTATTTTAACAACTGATTTTAATTTTGCAAAGAGTATTAATCTTTCATTAAGCCTTACTTACAGGAACTACAGGAGAACACAATCATTCCTGATTACTTAACTCTAGTATCAATCCAAACTATCGATAACCAAGATGCTGGGGTACACATATTAACCTTTACCATCAATGATCC